CTTATCGACGTTCGATTCAAACTCAAAACGAAAGCCACATTCGCAGTACCTTGTTCCGCTGGCTACCACTGCTTGACAAGCTGGACATTCTTTCCTCGGTGCTTCGCCTGGTTCGCCAGAAGATCCACGCACTGAACCGATCCCGAACTCAGGATCGTCTATCGCGCCGTGCCTGCGTGTATTACCACCGAAGTCTAGAACGAGGCACTCTGTCTTTCCCTCGGCCAGTCTCAGGCCCCTGCCGACCATCTGAGCAAACAAGCCGGGGCTTAGTGTCGCCCGGCAGAGCGCAATCAAATCTGTTCTCGGAGCATCAAAGCCAGTCGTCAGCACTGAGCAGTTCACAAGCCATCTCAGAGCACCTGTCTTAAAGTTCTCAAGGATTGCCTCACGCAAGATTGGAAGAGTGTCAGCAGTGACCACAGCAGCACGCTCGCCGGTTTTCTTCTCGATGATTTCAGCAAGGTCTTCCGCATGCTTGACGCTGGTTGTGAAACAAAGGCACTTCTTGCGATCCTCGGCATTCGCAACTGAAATGATCTCATCGGCGTTTGACTCGACGGTCGCCTCGAAAGTGCTCGCGAGTTCAGAGAGATTGAAGTCCCATCCAGATCGACGCACATTGCTTGTATCGACTGTAGAAACGCTTGCAGTCCTCACAGGACAAATGTATCCACCATCGAGCATACGCTTCACAGTGACCTCGTAGGCAGTCCCGTCGAACATCTGATTTGGCCCGACGATGGGTCCGCAGTCGAGTCTGAACGGAGTTGCAGTCAAGCCAAGAGTTCTTGTCTTGGGGTTGTAGGTCTTCAGGTCAGCAAGGAACCTGGCATACTGCGTATTCTCGTTCGACGAGACTTGATGAGCCTCATCGATGATTGTCAGTTGTCTGGCTCCGAAGATGTCTGCATGACCTGAGAGTGACTGGATCGTTCCGAAGATGATGTCTTTGTCAGTCTGCTTTTTTCCAAGGCCCGCGCAGTAGATCCCAGCATCAACATCAGGACAAAATCGGTTAAGAGCAGCAAGGTTCTGCTGGACAAGTTCTTTTTGCCTGCATACCACAAGACCTCGATACCCTACTGCTACAAGTCCTTTGCAAATGTCTGCAATGATGATTGACTTTCCCGCAGCAGTCGGAAGGACAAGTACAGGGTTGCCCTCAGAGTTTCGCACATAGTTCCAAAATCCGTTGACTGCGTCCTGTTGGTATTCACGCAGGCTGTATTCGTAGGGTGGTTTCATTGCTGTCTCTTGTGGTTAATTGTTTCCATCATGTATTTGTAGAAGTCGCTCTGCAACAACCTGTGCGACCTGTGGAACGATGGAGTTGCCTAGGCATCTAAGTCGGTCCACCCGCTTGGGAACCCCATTAGCCACTCGACCCACGCTGGGTTCAGAGTGCCATCCCCAGTGTTCCGAACGTCTGGGTGATTGCCAAGCATCTTTTGCATCTTGCCGTTGGGAGTTCCTGCTGCGTCCTCGTTTGCTGAAGGCGTCAGAAACATCGTCTGACCCGCAATGTACGCATGCGTCTTCGTTGCGGTCGTAGTGGAAAGGGTAGGTGTACTCTCCGCATCGGTTGCAAACCCATTCGCCGTGATCGCACTCGCAACCTGAAAAGATTTCTGATCCACAACTGAGGCAAATGTATCCATCTTCTGTTCGGCAAGCTGTTTGCCCTTGTGGGTTGTGCCATGCGATAATGAACACTCGGTCCCGTCGATGCGGCGCACCCACGCTTGCCGCCGATACAACCTCCCATTCCGCATCGTACCCATGCGAGGCAAGCGTTCCGAGAACCTGGTCCATCCCTCTAGTAAACAACGCTGCCACGTTCTCAAGGACAACGTACTTTGGTCCCACCACGCGAACGATTCGCATGAGTTCGTAGAAGAGTCCTGATCTTTCTCCATCTAAACCTGCTCCTTTACCTGCGTATGAAATGTCTTGACAAGGAAAACCGCCGATGAGCACATCCACCGGCTCAGTTGTTTCGTTCGGCCAGGTGCAAACGTCATCATGTCGATGCACATCAGGCCAATGCTTTTCGAGGATCTTACTCGCGTATTTATCACACTCGACCTGCCAGAGAGTTTTAAATCGACCCGTTGCTTCAAAGCCAAGTTCAAAGCCACCTATGCCACTAAATAAACTACCGACAGTCAAAGCACTCGCATCAGGAATCGAACCTGACTGGTCAGGGAGTGACGAACTTTCCACGGTATCGGTCCCTTTCATTTAGTAATGTGACCAGTGACCATTCATGCGAGCATAAAAAAAGAGCACCTCAACGCCGTGCTCAAAGCGACCACCCTCGCGAGATAAGTGGATTTTCTGCACACGCTCCTACCGAACGTCAGCAGGAGTTTTAGAAAGCAATTGGACCCGAAGGCTCAGTCACAGCAGACTCGACAGTCGTCGTCTGAGTCTTTGAAACAGGGTAGTAGCGTTTGACATCGACGCCTACACCATATCCAGTGTCAGGAGTATTTTTGATGTCTGCAACAACCACTTTTTGATGGATCTCCGATGTGTCAGAAATCTTAGTGATCCCGCAGCACTCAAGCAAATTTCGGAACTGCTGTTGTCCGATCTCAACTGCTTTCGGGTTTGCGTTGACCACGTTGAAATTTTGGAAGATCACGCGGTTCTGGAACTCACCCGAAACGATCTGAAACTTGACGCGAATGTACTGACCAAGTTTAGCATCGTTTGCTTCCTTGGCTTTCTTCGTCAGCATCAAATCAGTCTCGGTGACAACCATCGTGTACCTACCAGCAGGAATCTGCTGGTACTCGTCTACTGCTTCTACTTCATTATTATCGAAACTAAATTCTGCCATGTTACTACTCTGTGATTGAGGTTAAAAAACAGTCAACTGGATCATTCATATCAATTTTGTCATCAAGCGTGATCCTGCGTTTGCTGACATAGCTCGGATGTGAATCCGACTTCAAAATCCTGCGCCCCGAAGTTGTCGCGATTCCACGCTCTCGTCCAAACCCCTCGTCTTTGCTGCTGACGAAAGTTTCAATCTCAGCGTGCAGCACTTCGTCCGCCCATTCGAGCAGGCGACCGCATGCTTTCTTGCTTAACTTTGGTTGCACTCGATCCCACGATGCACCTGAAACAGACTCGACTTTCTTAGTCTCTTCGTGTGCAATCAGAATTACAGTCTTCCCATTTGCAATGCACAAGTCAAGTTGCTCGAATAATTTTCCAACTCTTCGAGCAACCTCTACAGTACCTTTTCCAAAGTCTTGCTGAAAACCCTCAGCATGCAAAGCATCCTCAACAAACTTTTCAAACCAATCAATTGAGTCGATGATGACTGTTTGAAACTCTGAAGTAGACGCTTCGTTTGCAGCTTGCAGGACTTCGAGTGCATTGTGGACAGACAACCTTGCAACGTCGATGTCACCTGAGCCATCTTCGGTCGCGATGACCAGTGCATCGGGGAATCGTGACGCCCAGGTTGTTTTGCCAACGCCGTGAGATCCGTAGACGCAGATGCGTCTTGGCTTGGCAACTTTGCCTCGCTTGACTTTTTCAAGTATGCTCATCTTTTCTCTTTCTCCTTGCTTTGATTGACCTTTCGGCCAGTTCTTGTGGTGTCAAAATTTCGTAAATACCCCTTGCTTCGAGCAAACTGTATCCAAATCCATCGTCAGCGACGATCATCAGATCAATTGCTATGTTTTCACCGGACATCTCAACGTCTGCACGCAAAAACACTGGCAGCAAACCGTGCTTGTCTAAACCTTTGGTATTTACATACGGGCTAAGATAATCAGTCTTGAAGTGATTTGATATCAACCCTGCTGATCTGCGAAGATTGAATGATCTGCCTCTTTCATCGCAATCGTCAGCCTTTTCTCGCAGCAACGTAATAAACTGATAGTAGTTTTCGCAAGTCAAGGAGACGTTTGAATAGTTGCTATTTTCCTCCATTTTTGCTATATCCTTGTTGCTGATTTTCCGATTCTAGGCTTCCTCGAAGATCGTGGTCAAGATGCAATTCCAAGATTTTTCGATCTCTGCCGATGGCAAGCTTTTCACTCTGACAATTAAAAAAGAGTTGAAAAACGGAAACACAGGACGAACAAAGCACTTTTCTGCTGCTCATCGAGAAAAGCAGCAATGGCTTGCTGCGATTCCT